TGAATCCAGAGACTAAGCATTATTTACCGCTAGTATCGTAACCTAGTTCATCATCCTCTTCTTTTAATTTACGAGAACGAATACTTTGATGAAGAGCAGCAATTGCAGCTGCTACTTCAGGAGTTTCTTCCCACTCCCAAGTTTGTCCACCCTTATTATTAAAGGTTCTCTTAGACATTACCGGTCACCTTTCTGACGATTTTCCGAATAGTAAGCATCAAAAGTTCCTGATGGATAACGCTTAGACAGCTTATCAATATTACGGTCAAGAACTTCTTCCAAAGAAATGTCAAGCGCCATGCATGCCTGAGCAACATACCACATAACATCACCCAGTTCAATCTTCAGGTGCTCAATATTATCTTCTTCCCAGGGCTTGCCTTGGAAAATAATCTTCTTAACAATCTCCATGAACTCACCACCTTCAGCAGAGATACCTACAGCAGCAGTTAGAAGACGCTGAATCTCACAACCACCTGCTTGAAGTGCAGCGACACGAGCAATAAACTGTGAAGGATCCTTAGAGGGAGTACTGGTTACTTGATCAACAAACTCAAGGTAACCATCCTTAGGAGAGGTTTGAGAAGAAGTCAAAACTACTGGCATGATAGGTTCAGGAAGTGCTGCTGGTGGAGCAGGAGGAGTGGCAACAGCTTTTGGTTGAGGATTAGTAGGGTTACCTATTTGAGGTCCACTACGGTCTTCTGGATCATCAGACCATCCTTCAGTACCAGGATCGCCAGGTTCTGCTTCCCAAAACTCTTTAGCTCTAGGATGACGAGGGGGAGTAGGAGTAGTAGGACGCTGAGGATCAGGTGTCGCATCAGCGATAGCATTTGAATAAGTAGGCATGATTACAATTGTGGCGAAGTTAGTTGCGGGTGATAATTGAATAGTGTATTCAGTCTGAAGTGTTCCCAAGTATAGGAAACATCATCAACATATTTTTCTTCAAAATCTAGATCTTCTAGATTAATAGAATAAAAAGCAGATAACACTAATCTTTCCTTATCAGAAAACCAATCAGGCTTGATGTAAGGATTATGAACACATCCTGTAGGATAGACTACAAGGCTATTATACATCATAGTAGTAGAACTTTCAAATTTAAAGTCCTCATAGTCATGAATTTGAAACCATTTGGATATTGTCTGCTCCTCATGGCGATCATAGAAGTTGCTTAGAGTATTTTTATCCTCTCTATTAAAGTCTAAGACATTATTCTTACCCCTCCATGACCAAAATCCAGTAGTTACAGGATCAGAACTTTTTGAGAAGTTAATGTTTGCAACAATGCATGGCTTATCATTCTCAAAATTATCATATGGATCTGAGTCCATATGAGGATAACAACAAAGTCCCCCAGTAACATCCAAACCCATAGTACCGCTCGTAGACTGAGTGTACATATCACATATTGACATGTGAGAGACACCAAAAATTTTCTTAAATCTTTGGGTAAGTTGATCCCCAATCATAGAAAAAAGATTTGGAGTGAATTGATGAGTCATTCCGGGACGAACAACATCATTATTATCAAAGTCTTTAGTTTCCCAGTAGTCAAGACTTTCTAAAAACTCTCGAACATTATCTGGGTAACGAAAAACATTCTTTGCAGTAATGATTGGAACATTACCAGGAAGCATGTGGTATTCAAACTCAAGGTTATTTACCTCTGATATTTCTTTCCAAATTTTTGTTGAAGATCTAATCAAATTTAAATCCCTCAAATTTATTTTCTTTCACAAAAGTTTCTTCTTTAGTATCATCACCAGATCCATGTAGAGATCCGCCTTCTGACTGCTCACAATCATACAATCTCATCTTAGCCCGATCAATTCCCACCACAAACCTCTTATTCATTGTTGGATCACCATATCTATTCTTCAATTGCTTCACCATGATCTGCCCGAGTCCTTCAAGATCTTCAGATGAAATAAGGGCAAACATAAGATCAGCAGTAGCAGGGAGGCCAAAGGACTCGCTAGTGTCAGTAATGTCAACATCACTGCTGCTATAACCAGAACGAGTGGTCTGGGTGGCAGAAACGATAGGGACCTGGGCTTCGACAGCCAATCCTCTAAGCTCTTCAGCAATAGCCTTGATATAACTATAAGAATTGACACCAACTGATCCGCGATACCTAGCGGAAGCACAAATATTAAGGTAGTCAATGAAAATAATATCAGGGCGAAAAGATTTCTTAAGTGCCAGATCGTTGAGCAGAGATTTAAAATGTCCACTGTGGGCACCGGCCGTTGGATACTCTTTAATTATAAGAGTGCCCTGAGTTTTTGCAGCAACTTTAGATACTTTTGTCTCGAATAACTGACGAGGTAACTCACTTAGATCTCTAATGTTAACATCTAAAAGGTTAGCATCAATTCTTTCAGCAATTTTTTCCTCAGACATCTCCATAGTAATGTATAGAACATTTTTGCCCTGTAGTAACACCGAACTTGCGACATGGCACATGAAGAGAGACTTGCCAACACCAGTACCAGCTAATCCAATAGTAAGTGTTTTGTTGGGCAAACCACCTTTCGTAATCTTATTAAAGTATTCAAGATCAAATGGAATTTTGTTTTCTTTACGATGATAAGATTCGTAGCGTTCCTCATAGTCACCAAGATAATCATGTCCGATATGGTTATCAAACGAGACTGCAAGAGCATCTGACAAAATACTGGGAATAGCATCTCTGGTCTTATCAGTATCTTTACCGTCTGCAATCTGAATAGATTCCATCAGTGCCAAATATATAGCCCGATCGCGGCACCACTTTTCAGTAGCATCTAACAACCACTGAGTATGAGTTTCACTCTCAGTCAATACTGCTATTAAGGTTAGAGTATCTTTACATTCAGATTCAGAGATATCACTACGATTTTGTACTTCAATATTAAGAATTTCTGGTGTTAGAATCCTATCGTATAGATTGACAAAGGAACTGATCTCCTCAAAAACAAGTCTTTCATTGCGATCATCAAAATAATCAGGTTCTATAAATGGTAGAACCTTTCTAAGGAACTCTTCATCATGAATGAGGTTCCTTAGAATAGTCAGTTCAATCCTGTCACTCATCATTCACCATAGCTAAATTCTTTGCGAGCAATCTCGTCAAGTTGTTGCATTACTTCTTCAGTAAAATACTTTTCAGGTTCCTTGTAGACTTGCTTAGCATAAACTTTCTTGCCATCAATCTCATAACGACCGGCAACATTCTTCCAAAGTCCACCAAGTTCTCCTAATTCAAGCAGTCCATAATGACGATCAAGTCCACGCTCATCATAATACAAACGCACTGTAACATCCTTATTCTCCTTACTTAAACGAGACTTATGAGTCTTAGCCTTAATAAGGTTTCCGATGACTTCTGTTCCATCTTTCTCTTTCTTCTTGCTGAGATATATGATTGTACTTGCTGCATACTTAAGTCCACTACCTCCTCCCATTTCTTTTGTGGGTACATATGCGCCAATGACATCGTAAGTATGGTTGGTAACGATCATAGGTATTCTAGCCTGTCCCAGCTTCAATGTCAACATCCTGAAGGCACCTTTAACCAGTTGTGATTTTGTCATATCACGAACTTGTTTTTCATCCAAAGCATCACGGATCTCTTTCTCAGTTGAAAGCATACCAAGAGAATCCAGTACAAACATACATGGTTTGCGCTCTCCCTCTGGTTTCTTTAGATACAAATCAACTGCTTTCAATGCTTTACTACGAAACTCTTCGATAGTTACAACATTAACAACTACCAAGCGATCAAGAGGTAGTCCACGGCTCTCAAGAAGAGACTTATTAATTGCTGCCTCAGTGTCAAAATAGAGACAATACCCATCAGGATTAGTGTCCAGGAAATTTTGAACGACAGCGAGACTAAAGAAAGTCTTCCCAGTAGAAGACTCACCAGCAATGGCAGTAATCTTATTCCCAGAAACACCGCCAAATATGCTACCTGAGACCAGTGAATTAAAAATGTAAGAACCCGTGTCCACATAGGTTTCTGAGTCGTCGATGTCTGATGCGAGTTGGGTATATTCATCTCCAATCTCTTTTACAATCTCTTTTAAAAAATCCATTCAACTCCATCTCAAGGTCTTCAAGTATTCTAGCACATTTTCGCGCATTGACATCAGTTCATTAAAGCATTTCTGGTTGTGAGCACAGGACCTAAGTTCCTGATCTGGTTTATGAACGGACTCGATAAAAAGATCAAGCCCTCTATTCCATTTTTCTTGATCGGTCATGAGAAGAAGTCCTCTAAGGTTGCGGTTTTTTCTACGGACCACCCAATAGCATCAAGAATGGTCCTCAATGGTTCTAAGAATGCTTTGCTAAATTGCAAATCATAATCAACATATCTATTAATATTCAGTTCCTTAGGAAAGTCCTGAATAAATGAGATGACATTCTCGTGTATAATGTTTGGTTTTTTTAAGTAGCAAAATTTAATCTTTTCTCCATTCTTAATTAGAGAATACTTGTTAGTTAGTTTTGCTTTTTTAATATAATGATTATAAAGTAGAGCACCACGACAATGAATTGGTGTTCCTTTAGAGTAAATATCTGACGAAGATTTGTACTTCACTACATCACTAACAGATCTTGGGAAAGAGATCTCTTCAGGAGTTAGATTGCTAAATTTCTTACGACAATTATCTATGTAATCAATCATGTCATCTTCAGATCCAGTCATCATAATTTTGAAAGAATTCTTCAACATTTGACGACAAGGTGCAGGTGTTGAAGACTTTACAGCCTCGATACCCATCACTTTTAATTTAGGCTCTGAATATTGAACACCTTCACTGTTCCAAACATTAAGAATGTACCTTTTCTTTGCAGTCCAGATGCCACGATCAGCGATATTCTCTCTCTTCATTTGCATCTTTTGTTCATATGCCGAAACATAATCCGCAAGATCTTGATACGAGTTATCAATAAACGGTTCTAATTTATCTTCGCAGATCTTATCAAGTAGTGCAACAATTGCTACTTTATCATCGGACTTATTACCAAAAAATTTAGTAACAAGAGGTCCAAGATTAAGATAGATTGAGTCAGTGTCAGATGCAATAACATAATCTTCACCCTCAGTAGATAAGAGTTTGTTTAGATATTGATTCATCTTGTTCTCAATCCAACGAATTGAGACCTGTCCAGATAAAGTAATAGCCTCCGCATTTGCTAGTTTGAAATACCTGAAGTATTGATTGCCAATAGCACCATAAGCAGAGTTAAGAGAAATCTTCTTCGCCATTTGAATGTTGTTACATCTGGAGATTTCTTTCTTAAGTGTATCAGTAGGAGTCTTCTCAAACTCTTGCTTGGCTTTAAGCATACGCTTCTTGAAGATAACTCTCTCACCATACATCTTCTCCATCAACTCAGGCAAAAACCCTTTCTTATCCTTACGGAACATAGCACCATTAGGACAGACAGCGTTGTCCTTATACATCTCAAAGCTTATCTCTTCAGAAAGTATCTTATCAACTGTTGCTGTTGGATGTTTTTCGTCCAAGAGGGTCTCTGGCGAGATGTTGTACTGCATAATAAGATGAGGGTACAGACTGTTAAGGTCAAAAGAGACCACCCAATCGTACACTCCAGGAATCGGTTCCTTAACATAGGCTCCTGCATACTTTTCATCCTTATCAGTTTTTTCCTTGGGGGGAATGACTATACCTTTCTTCTTCAAATAATTATAGATGATGGTATCCCACATCCTTACTTGATAGAATACATCACTATAGTTAACTTTAGCATCGTATGCCATAGTTAAAGCAAGCTCGATCAACTTCATCTTATCTTCAAGACGGTCTACGAGCTCCACATCGATGATATTATATTCTACAAATTTTTGCCACCCATGAGTATAGAAATCCTTAAAGGTATCAAACTCAGAGTGGTCAAGTTTTTTCTGACCAAGTTCTACATTTGCAATGTAATCAAGACGATAAGATTCTTGATTGGTATATGTAAACTTTTTATAAAGATCAAGATAATCTAACTGGGAAATACCACCAATGTCATAGAAGATTTGTCTACGACCTTTGATAAAGACTTCTTTTTGAGATACTAATCCCCAAGGAGATAATCTCTTGGCGAGTTTTTCTCCAAGAACACGGTCAATACGCTTTGCAATGAATGGCATATCGAACAACTGAATGTTCCACCCAGTCACAACATCAGGAGTATTTTCCATCCACCAATTAATGAATGAATTTAGAAGATCTCTTTCATTGTTAAATTGAATATATCTAACATTATCTTGTTTAATCTTGAAAGGTCCTTGACCCCAAGTTGTAATCTCTTTTGTATTATAATCTTGAATAGTAATCAGTAGAATCTCTTGATCAGCTGCCTCAACATCAGGAAATCCATTCTCGGCACGAGTTTCGATATCGACTGTGATGAGGCGAATCTTACTAGCGTCAAATTTAATCTCATCTTGAGGATACTTATCAGAAATATACTGATAGATATATCTCTCATTACCATACACTTTAAAGTTATCTACATCACCATAACTTTTTAAGAAGTCACGACAGTCCGATACGGAACCAGGCTTAATTGGTTCGACATAATCCCCATCAAGAGTTTTATAGAAAGTTTCTTTCTTAGCAGGAACAAATAATGTAGGTTTGTATTTTTCTCTAAACTGAATGTACTCACCATTTTCATAACCACGAACGAGAAACTGATTCCCGATCATTTGTACATTAGTATAGAATTTCATTAAGAAAGTAGTTCCTTATATGCTTGAAGAATAAACGAATCGGGATCAACTAATGTCAAAATAGTATCACTTTGGATTCTACATTTCTTATCAGAAGACATGTTCAATACTTTCCAAGGTACAAGACGATCTTTATACTCACCCTTGAAATCATCATCTTGAGGGACAAACTCATATGGATCACTCAACTCACAATCTGGCTCGCCAATGTCAGCCCCAACTTCTTCAATTCCAGCGATAAGGCACTTGTAGTCTTCTTTAAAGACAATTACTTTAATTTGTGACATTCTCAATTAGCTCCTGGTACATTGATTTGAGATCAGCAACTGGTTCAAAAATAGTTTGAACTGAGCTCGGGTTGACAATAAAAGTTGTTTCTTGTGTAAGCGGTTGCCAAGTAGCAAGAGATACTTGAGATGTGTTTTCTGCAGTCGCTCCAGCATCCTCGCTCAGCAACATAGTAGGTTGCATGATGACACGATACGGATTATTAAACATGTATTGACGATTCTTATCCTCAGGATCAATCAATTCTTTGATGTCGGCAATGATGGAATCATTACCGATGATAGCTACTCTAACGGACATAGTACACTGGTTACCTCTTGGTATTATACCACAAAAATGGGGGGTGATCAACCCCCCGATATTTAGAACCAATCTTTCCGTTGATGATGCTCTGGAACTATCCTAGCCAAACATATTGAAAGGAGTCCATCCTCAAATTCTACACTCTTCACTTCCACATCCTCAGAAAGCGTCCATACCCTCGTAAAGGACCTCTGTGCTAGTCCCTTATGCTGATAAGTAGTTTCGGTCTCCTTGTCCTCTTTCTGACCCTCCACAAAGAGTTTGCCATCCTGTGTATAGACAAACAACTCTGCCTTTTTAAACCCTGCCAGGGCGATCTCTAGCCTGGACTCTACAGAATTTATGGATACTAGGTTGTATGGAGGATAGTTAGTAGTGGTCTCATGTAGTGAGTATAAACGATCAAAGTATTCGTTCATACCAATGCTATTGCGATGAACACGATCCAAAAATTGGTCGATGTTAGACGCACCATACTTAGTAAGGTCGGTCATTTTTAGCTCCTTTAAAAGCGAGTTTATGTTGTGTGGACCCCGAAGGCATCCGTTTGTGGATCACGCATTAACAACAAAGTTCTTTGTGGTTAATAGAATGAAAAATATGATCCACTACTATTTATTTAAGACACAAAAAAA